TATCGCCCGTAGAGACGACGCTACCACCAGCCTGGAGAGATAGTTTTGAGCCAGTTGGAGAACCGTTGGAGCTAGAGTAAAACGAAACTAGAATGCTTCCTGTACCAACTGATGGGATATTACGAAGGCGACCCTTAATGTAGTTGTAAAGCTGCAGAGTGTTTAAGTTGTCAGATGCTGGCGCTCTAGATGAAGAGAAAAAGAAGTTCTCTCTATCATCCATTGTTCGAGAATCCCAACGTGCCTCAAGGACCGGGCGCTTAAAGAAGAACTCACTTGAGCGAGCAAAGAATTTCTTTGTGTAATACGATTGGGTTGCCCCTACTGTATTCTGGATTACAGAGCCAGAGTCTGTACCGAGAGATGATGAAAAGTAAGCTTCCTGTGAGGCAGTTAGACGAATACCGAATCCGTAGTTGTTGTACCCGCCGCCAGCTGCACCCGTAATCCAGTTTTCTACAACAGTTGTAACATCGACTTCTAGGTTCTCATAACCTTTTTCAAATCTAACATTATAATTGTCTTGAGATAGATAATCACCTCCGACGCTAGACCAAGACGTGCTCGAATCAGACTTTAACCAATTGGAAACACCTATATCTTGATAATTATCCATATCAAGTCCGGTGCCCTCTGACCACGAACGAGATACCGGGGCGACGACCAAGTTGAAGTCTTGCGGAAGCGTGAATGGATGCTCTGCATTGAACATCTTAAGATAGAAAGATACAGAACCAGATGCTGGGATTGTGCCGGCAGTTCTATCGGTAGAAATCTGGTTTACTGGGAACTGGATTAGAATTCTTGAAAGCTCTTGTGATTGGCCATTAGAGCCTGACTCTTGTCCATAGATTGAGAAAACTTCAAGAGAATCGGCATATCCCATATTGGAGCCAGTGCCTCTTGTGACCAAGTTGGCTTCATATGCGTTTGTAATTGTGTTGTCTGCGCTGGCTGTGTATCTTAAAATTGCCATTACTGGATAGCTCCCTTAATATCCACATTTGGAAACTTAAGTTCAAAGATTGCGTTATTTTCGCCTTCTATTCTACGTCCATCAGCCGACAACCGTTCCTCAAAATCGAATGAAGAAGATGCGTAGGAGACGCCAGATTTTCCAACTATCTCCAAATCAATAACATCGATAATTCCGTTGACCTTTTGGAGAACTTTGTAGAAATCTGTTATCAAAATCGATTCGCCAATCTCGTATTGGTTTTTCAAAAGATAATCTCTCAAAGCTGCGTTAGCTCTGTTGATTACTGTGAAGCGGTTTGCATTTAGATCCACCGCAACGACATAATTAATTCCAAAATTAACAATTTGAGCATCTAAAATATCAATTGTATCATTTACTACTTTATACTGCAAAAGCCAATTTCTTAAGTTATTTTTAAGAGTTATGTTGGCTGGAAGTAATTTTCCACTTGTGTCCTCTGAGATAACATAGACATTTAAGTTTCTTCTAAACTCATCAAAGTCTCTAACAACAGCCGCTCTCTTAATAGATCCAAATTTAGCGGGCATGCCATAGCAGATAGACTGGTAATCCTGAATTGTTACAGCCCTGTTCTGAGTAGCATAGAAGCCGAACACTCTTTGCTTAATCTCTTCTGAGGAAGGCAATGATATATCACCAACAAATGGCTCTTCGTTCAAAACCTCTATTGAGGAAATGACCGTATTTCTAATAGCCTGCGACAAGGATCCTTGGGATGCGAATCTAAATAGCGGTCTATCAACTCCAACAATTGTATTCACAGCGGCATTTACGTCATTATTTAAATTGACTCTGTAACCAATTCTCAAAGTTGTGTTTGCTGGGGCAATACCAAATTTGTCTGTGCTGATTAGATTCGTTGGATCAAAATCCAAGTCCGTAACATAATCGCGTCCATTCAAATCTAAAACTAGATTTGTTGGGTCTACAACAGAATTTGATAGCAATTCAGAATCTGAACCGTATCCAAACTGTAAGTAAGTCGCTTGCCCTTCTCTCTCGACTACAAATCTTCTTGCTACCGGAACTGCTTTAAGTAGATTTCTGACTGTCGAGTTAGTAGCTGTGTTTGTATTGCGAATTGCTTTGTAAATAACATTCTGGGAAAGGTGATCAACCTCAACGTATTCATGACCTTCCGAGTCTGTCACAGACAAGACTTCTGCGACTCGTGACGTTTCCAAATCTACTCTTAAGAATCTTTGAAAGTTTCCAACCTCAACTTCTTTAAACAAAGTTCTTCCCGAAACGGCACGTCCCTGGGCTCTAATAACAAAGTTCGTTGGATTACCAGTGGTAGAATCGACAGTGCCCACAACCACTTGGTTTGTTGATATGGAAAAATCCACATCTTCTATCAGGGTATATAAACCACCACCTGTTGAGGAGAAGACGGATCCCGCACGAAGAACAGGAGCATAATCTAAATTAGGTCCAGCTGTGTTGTTGTCAGAAGGAACCTGAATGTAGAATGTTAAAATGCCATATGAAGAGGGGCTCGTGTTTAGCTTGAATCCCATCTGTCGCGCTAAGCGAATGACATTGTTATACTCAATCGATGTTTCTAAAAACGATTCGTTTGTTTGATAATCCAAGTAAAACGATAGAATGTCTCCGATGTAGGAGACAGTATCCAACATCAAGGAGCCAAAAGAGGCTTTGTTAAAGTCTTTGTACGAATCGGGGTAGTATCTTTTCGCGTAGTTCTCTAAATCTCTGCGAATAGAATCAAAGTCTCGACTTGTGTAATCAATTGGTTGTAATTTTTTGGCCATAATTTATTTCTCTAAATAGGTTGGTCAACATCAATTTGTAGCAATGTCGACAATTGAAGTGGCAATATTGTGAAAGATATAGAGACAGAAAGATTATGCGGAAATAAATCAGGGTTTCCTTCAGGAATTTGAAACTGTATGTCGTCTATCTGGATATAATTCAAATATCTTTGAACCTGCTCATTAATTTTTGAGGAGATGGCAGAATAAGTATTGCTATCGTTTAGTTCGAATAGATACCTTCTTAATCCAACACCGAAATTAGGATCCATTATCCTTTCCCCCGGGATGGTCAAAATAAGCATTTTAAGATTTTGTTTTGCTAAATCCTCAAAATTTGTATTTAAGTTATAAGCACCAAATACTTCACTTACGACAAGCGGCAGCTGCGGCGATAATCCAGAGGCCATTTAAAAGACCCTCCCGTTATTCTGTGTCGTCACAAGGTTCTGGCAATAAGTTCTGCGGCTCTGGAGTGCATTCGACTGCATCAGCACTTTCTGTATTAGCGTTCGAAATATTTTCAGTTTGGTTTGTGACATCATTCTTAAGTAGTTCCAATAATAGATAAATTAACCCTAGAGGTGATGGCGGCATCATAAGCATTCCAGAAACAGTACCGGTGAAATCTACACCATCTATAGAAACTCTCGGGAAGAAGTTTTCTGGTACTGGTGGCGAGCCTTCGCGCTGGTCGTTAGCAGCTTCTGCTCCTTCTTTCATCGCGGCGTCGACAATACAAAGTAACAAACTTACTAGGTCTTCCCCATTAAGATTTGGCTCAATGGGAACAGGAAATTCCTGAGTGGCATTTGCTATCTCTTCGTTTAGCGTTGGCGTAACAGTGTCAATGACCCCCGCTAACTCGTTAAAGGCAAACCCTGTACCTGTTTTAATAACTTTTGATATAGCAACGTGCGGGTCAACCAACTCTACCAAGCCCTTTAGAATATCGATTGGGGTCTTGATTAACATCTTTAGAATAAAGTCACGGGCAGCTGAATTAAATGCTGCTTGTTGATCTTGACCGGTAGCATTAGAGATTGTGGAATTGGCTGTAGGACGACGAAGATCCGGAGTGGAATCAAAATTATTATCATTCGCTATCGTAGAAATAATAATGTCCAGTACTCTATCTTTTGGATTTTGGAATGCCTCATCAATCCCTGAAAAATATTCAGATGTTAAGTAGAAATTATAAATCAAAGGCGCCATCGCGATGAGTTCGCTGTTAAACGTATTTGTAAAAAATCTATTTGCAGCATTGTTTTGATCAGAAAGTATTTGCCCTTTAACACTCCTTGGTAGGCTAATAACTGTGAATCCTGCAGCAGCCGCTTCTTCTACTTCTTGCTGTTGAGACGCTTGTTCGGCGGCGAGGAAGGCTTCTTGAGCCAAATTAGTTTGATTTACTATATCATCGTGCAAGCCTCCGGGGGAATCGATTCCACGAACAATGTTTATAAATAATCTTGCTGCCGTTACCGGGTTTCCGGATGGTCGGGGCTTAGCGTCGAAGCCATTAACAACCATCGGCATGCGATCGTAGCCACTTCGAACGTTGTGCCCATACAAGGAGGTATGAAGAGCTACCAATTTAGCCCAAACCGCATAAATATACCAGTCTGTAGAGGGGCCAGTTTCTAACTTGAAACGACCACCAGTGCCGCTAGCGGACCTAAGAGGTGCGTGAATAAACCCATCAATTTGTGGACTAACATCGTCAAAATGGACCTTCTCAACCGACCCCAGCACTGGACGCAATGGGAATCCCTCGGCGCGGCGCTGGCGCTGACCAAAAACTTGCTGACCTGTTCCCCATGGGTCGCGCACATTTGAGTCTGCAATTTTATCTCTAGCTTCGTCCCAGTTAATATAATAGGCGTTCAATATTTGTTCGCCACGGTCCCGGACTGTCGGAGCGTTTGGAAACCGAAGAACTGGTGCTCCATTCCCATCAAGTTCATATATTTCAAGATGCCTAACATCCAAATATTGACTACCGTCATAACTTAAAACTGAACTGGGACCTGTTCCAAGATCCTCTTCGAAATCTACGGTGCCGGTGTTTCCGCGAAGATAGTTGTTAAAGTGTATTAATACTTTTGCCCACAGTTTCCTAACACGAGTGTTGGGAGGTTGGAGCGTAGACTCAATTTTAGGATTGTTGTCCGGACTAAGGTCGGCATCGCCGCGATTAAATTTATCTGTTATGTTCCCTTGTGCCAGATCATCAAAAAGCAATCCCTCGCTTACGAGGGAATCAATTTGTTCTTTAGTTAAAATATAATTTCCGTAGTTTGCCATATCTTTTCCTTATGAGATCTCCCCGGCATTTTCAATGACTCCAGCTTCCGTAGCTATTTGATTGATTACATTGAAAAGCATACCATTTTCAGAATTTTGATTAATATAACACCATAAAGAATATACCTTTAGATTGGGCACCGGGGCGGCTGATGTACTGCTGGATTTTAAGATGTAAAATCCTTCTCTACTATCAAATAAGTCTCTAATAACTTCATTTTTAAGATTGGTCTCCCAAGTATCTCGTTCAGACGCGTCTATCGCTGGGATGGCACTGTCATATTTAATAACTGGAATTTGGCTCAACAG